CTCGCAGAGTGTAAAGAGTGTAGAGTTAAAAGGTCTATGGAGTATAAATATCGTTCCAAGTAAGTCATCGCATCCAACAGTTAAACCAACAGACCTAATGAGATACTTGATAAATCTTATTACCCCTCCAAATGGAACGACATTAGATCCGTTTATGGGCAGCGGTTCAACAGGCAAAGCGGCAGTTAGATGTGGGGTCAATTTTATAGGAATTGAAAAAGAACAGGAGTATATGGATATAGCATCCGCAAGAATACAACACGAACAGAATAAACCATTACAAACCAAATTATTCTAATGCCAAAATCAAAATTGAGAAAGAACCACAAACAGAAGGTTCAAGCGTGGAAACAAAAGAATGACAACATAACCAAGTCATTCAATAAAAAATTAAGAGAAGCAATCCAATCAAAAAAAGAGGACACACCTGTTAAGATAGAAGTGAAATAATGAAGATACAAACCACATCGGTATTTGAGACCCTCCTTAATTCAGATAAGAGGATAAATGTATTTCAAGGTTCATCAAGAGCCAGTAAGACATACAATATCCTCATATACTTTATTTACAAGTTATTGAATGAGGACAACAAAACATTATCTATTGTGAGAAAAACTTTACCAGCACTCAAGGGGTCAGTATTACGAGACCTCAAGGAGATACTAATAAAGTTTGACTTATACAATCAGAATGACTGGCATTCCGTAGATGGATATTATCAGTTGGGTACAAATATGATAGAGTGGTTCTCTGTCGATGATGAGACAAAACTACGAGGTAGAAAAAGGGATTACTTATTCATCAACGAGGCAACAGAAGTTTCCTATGATGAATACATACAACTTATGTTAAGAACATCAGACCTTACAGTATTGGACTTAAACCCCTCCCTATGGAAGTCGTGGATATATGACTTGGAAGGACAACCTGATGTAAATTACAATATCACAACCTATAAAGACAATCCATTTTTATCAGAGGTTCAGGTCAAAGAGATTGAGAAACTACAACACAGAGATCCGAACCTGTGGAGGGTATTTGGATTGGGTGAGAGAGGACTTCCCACCAAAATGGTATTCTCACATCAGCAGAAGTATTCAACCTTACCAGAGGGGTCTAAATTGCTTGGTTATGGAATTGACTTTGGATTTCAAGACCCCTGCACTTTAATCAAAGTTCATAAGTTTAATGATGCGATATATTGTGAGGAGTTGTTGTATCTACGAAATATAACCATACCTGACTTCATTTATAAGATAAAGGACTTGGGGATAAACATTAAAGATGATTTCATCTGTGATAGTGCTAATCCCCAATCTATTGAAGAATTAAGACGACAGGGTATAAACGCAAAGCCAGTAAAGAAAAACTCCATATTACACGGAATTGACCTTATTAAACGAAGTGAGTTTTTTATCCACAACACCTCCACAAACTTGGAGAATGAATTGATGAATTACATTTGGAAGACAGACAAAAATGGTAATAATTTAGATGAACCACTAGATGATTATAACCACTTGATTGACCCACTACGATATGTCCTTGAGATGAAGATGTTTAGGAATACAGGGACATTCGTATATTAAAGAAGGAAATAAAAAAATTATATTTATAAGTATATGGGAAACACCTACATAGAATACGATAAGAAAAAATACGAGATTAAAGAATTGACCATAGAGAAATGGCAGAATATAATGAAGCTCAAGGACATACTTGATGGAACTGAATTATACATCAGAATGATTGCTGAAATGACTGGATTGAAACCAGAGCAAGTGAAGGATGGGGACGCACAATCTATTATGGTTTGTGGTAAAATGTTGGAGTCATACATAGGTCAAGAAACCAAAAAGGTTTATGGGAACATAACATTTGAGGGTATTGAATATGAACTAGTGGATTTTGGAAATATCACATTCGGTCAGTTTGTAGATATTGATACTTTCATAATGAAAGACGAGAGTTATAAAATAGCCAATCTAAATGAATTAGCAGCATATTTATTTACAGAAAAAGGTAAGAAATACGGAGAGGCTGACTTCAAGAAAAACATAGAAAAGTTCAAGCAACTTCCGATGAAATATATTGAAGGTGCGGTTTTTTTTTTATGGACTTTAGAAAAGGGATTGTCAGGTCTTTCGCAACTTTATTCAGAGAACAAGTGGTTGACGAGGGGGTTAAAAGTGATAATAGTTTTGCGAAATTTTGGGGATACTATATCTGGATTTCTCAACTCTCGGAAGACAAAGTTTGGAAAATTAACAGTATTACTAGTCAGCCCCTTATTCTTTGTCTCAATCATCTTTCGTACCTTACTGACGTACATTCGGAGAAAGAAAAAGCGATTAAACAACAAATGAAAAAACAACAATGACAAAAACGATATATGGTCTCAATCTAAAAAACATAGTTGATGACTTCCAACTTTTAGCAAATAGACACAAGCAAATCAATTCATTTGGATTTGGGGATTTGGATGAGTTCACCTATCAGGTTGATAGAAGAGATAAAGAAGTAAACTTATCAGACCAAGCCCCATACTATCCATATCTTTATGTCGTTCCTGCTAATGTAATTCAAGAGTTTGGATTTATGACCTATGAGTTCAACTTGATTGTATCAGATATTATGAAACGTGATATGGATAATATGACTGACATTTTGTCTGACACCTTACAAATTATGAATGATGTTATATCGATGTTCAGATTGTCTGTAACCGAACAACTTGGAAACTACAACGAATACTATTATTTGGATGAAGCTGTAACTATGGTTCCCTTCATAGAACAATATGAGGATTTGTTATGTGGTTATTCTGCAACAATCAGAATCAAAACCAAAACTTATTTGGATAGATGTGTGGCAGCATTTGAGCCATTCCCTTCTGACCCTTGTGTTTCACCAACACCAACTCAGACACCAACTCAGACACCAACACCTACCCCAACTCAACCGTAATAAACTATGTATGAACTATCAGAACAACAACTTCAACAATTAGGTGATATGTTTGCCGCTTTTTATAGACAAAAGATAAAGGCTAAAATATACCCCTTTGGAAACCCGAGTGTAAGGGGGTTGTCTAACAAAGTTGCGTCTGGTAAATTATTGAATAGTATAAAGACAAAGGTAAAAGAAACACCTGATGGGTTAATGCTTGAAATAGAATATATGGACTATTTCAAGTATGTTAATTTGGGGAGAAGACCAGGTGGTAAGTATGTTCCAATCAAAGCATTATTGGATTGGATAAAAATTAGGGGAATACGAAAGCGTGACGAAAAGGGACGGTTTGTAAAAGGTGGTCAGTTAAGTTTAGCATTCGCAATACAAAAGAATATACATAATTTTGGTATAAGACGAACCAATATTTATGATAAAGCCTACGACTCACTTGAAGATGTTTTGATGAACCCTCCACCTGAGTTCAGAGATGACTTTGAGAGATTATACAATGCGGTTGGAGACGATGTTGAAAACTTCATAACAAGAATAATAAATAAAGAAATACCTTCTAAATAAAATGAGTTTCAATTTAACATTATTACAAGCCCCATTATCAGTGACGGAGACACACTCCGACCACACTTGGAATGTAGCATTAAATAGTTATTCTGCATACACCGATATTAGATTGGTTGTAGACATCTATAAGAACCCGTATAACAACGATTCAGGCCCAAACAATACCACAGGGACAACACAGGAATCGGGGAAGATAGGACGACTACTAATCCCCTCCAACGAGTTTGGTAATTGTATCTTTAATGTGGAGACAATCATTAGGAATATTGTTAAACCAAATCCCCGTAATATGTCTATGATTTACAACACCACTACTGGTGATGCGGAATCAGACCCTTATGTTGTATCCGTAACAAACTCATCATTAGTAAATGTAGACCAAGAAACCTCACAAGCAACAATCAATAATTTACCTATAAACTTTATAAGTTATTCTAATGGTTTCAACGGGGGTTATGAAGGATTTGAGAATATCTATCACGTTAATGAATATCGTTTGATATTTGGAGTTCAATATACATCAGGTGGGACTACAACCATTATCATAGATACAACGAACTACGGGGTTTATTCAGGGTTTACAGGACAAACTATAAGTCCAGCAAGTGCCTCCACACAACCTTATGGAGTAATGGTATGGCCTGGCGTTCAAGACAACAAAAGATATGCTGTATCAAACAACCAAGCACTAACATATTACTATTCAGGTTTCAATAAAAACGGACAATATAACTATTGGAATACAAAGGTATATGATTTTGCTATGAATACTGGTGTTGTTCCATTCAACATTCCTGGTAAGTTTATGGGGACATTCGGTCAAGACACAATCCCTATGACAATGTATAATGGCTCCCCAATCCAAACTAGATATAGAAGTCATTATTATACTTGTCCTATTGTATTAGGGTTTATGTATGGGGAGAATGAGTTATTCAATAATTCAGATATACTCAGGTCGGTTAGTATCTTACAAAAGACCCAACCAAACGCACAACCAAATTATGATGTTACATATTCACAAACTATTTCATACACTCCAAACCCAACGGGGTATAACTCATTCTTAGGACAGAGAATAGCATATGTTAATTGGAAACAAAACCCTGTATTCAGGACAAATAGTGATGTGGCAATATTTCTATCAAGTGGGTTCTGTGACCTTGATGGATCACAAGCAGAATCAGAAATAGTACAATATAAGATGATGGGTGAGGAGTGTTTTAATGACCCTGTTAATTTCTTATTTATCAATAGAAATGGGGTATGGGATACATTCACCTTCACCAAGAAAAGTCAGTATGCCAAGACCCCAAATAAAAAGATATACGGGTCTCAAAAAACATTAAACTCTACAGTATGGAATATGCAGAGTTATGACTCAAGTGAAACAGTATATTATGGAGATGCGGTTGAGTTTATGACTGTGGCATCTAACTTTGTTAAACAGAATGATGTAGATATAATTGAGGAATTGATTTTGTCCCCAACTGTATATGTAATTAAAGATGATTGGACGCCTGAAAATAACCAACCATTTATCTATCCATATTTAATACCAGTTCAAGTATTAAACAAAGAAGTGAAAAAGTATCAACAGAAATACGACAGAGTATTTCAGTATGAACTTGAATTAAAATTAACTCCGTACCGTCAATATAATTTACCTTACTAATGAGTTTAAGAATCCGTACAGTAATATCAGGTGTTCACAAATATTTAGATTTATTTGATGATGAGGACATCTTGATGTCTTTTTCAGTTGGAGAAATCCAAGATATAACATCAAAAAACTCAGGTTATTCCAAATCATTCACTTTACCAGGAACAAAGAATAATAACGACATATTCAATTATTATTATGATGTCAATTCTGTTCCTTTGGATTTCGACCCCAATGATAAGTTTGATGCTATTATATCTTGGGATGGTTATGAGATACTGGTTGGAAATATTCGTTTAGATGGTGTTTCTATTGAAGGTGAGGATTTCACTTATCAGGCTACATTCTATAATCAGGTCGGTAATTTATCAGCAAACATAGGGGATAAGTTTTTAAGACAAACTGACCTATCACATTTATCACACCCATTTACTGAACAGGTTATACTACAATCAAATGTGGATTATAACCTATTTCCTTTGACTGGTGCCACAAACTATTCATATCAAAATGGTAAAACGATGTGGGGGTTATACAACATAGGTTATTCCTATTCAGGTAATTCACCATTCATACAACCTGAAATAACCCCTTTGGTAGAGTTTTCTGAGTTGTCAGGACTAACATATACACCAAAGTTCGGTCATTTTGATTTTACAGGAACACCAGTAAATGATTATTATTTCAAGCCAACACTACAAATCAAAGAATTATATTCGAGTATAGTTCGTGATGCGGGGTATGAGATACAATCTGATTTCTTTAATACATCTTATTTTGAGAGATTTTATTTACCATTAAAGTTTTTAGATGAAACAATTTATTCAAGAAACGCAATAAGACCTTGTTATACATATGTGAATCCTGGATTCTTTTTTTCTCCAACCCCAACCAGTGCTTCAACCAATCCAATTTTAGGAGTTGAATGTAATACTCTTAATTTGTCAGCAAATACGGAGTTTATTAATTTCCCCACAATTTTTGCGGGGGAATACACATTCAAGTTTAGTTATACATTACAGAGAAATGTTTTTAATAGTTGTGGATTCACTATTGTTAATACCGGCCCTGGTGATTTGTATTACGAATATGTTAATTCATCTGGTGTTGTAACTGTTGGATTCATTCCAAGTGCGGACGTAGGACTTCCGTATAATATAATTGGTGAGTTTAATGGAATAGTCAGTGGTAATGGTTCAGTCACAAATGAAACTAGTGCAACTGTATCATTATTTTCTAAAGTTAATTCTATCACTCAGGTTCTTAAAGAAGATGGACTTTGTAATAATCAAACATCAACGACACAAGTTGAGTTTACAAAGGATTTTACTTTTACAGGTAATTCTAACATACAATTTTATTTTGTTGGTTCAAGTTCAACAATATCAAACTTCAAGTTTGAGATATTCAACGGCCCAAGATTTTTAGTATCAGGTCAGACATTTGATTACGCTTTGGAGTTCCCCGATAATGATTACAAACAAATAGATTTCATTACATCTATAAACAGGTATTTCAATTTAGTTGTTGTCCCAAGTCCTGACAAACCTAGCACACTTATTATTGAACCTATTGTAGATTACTTTGGGAAGGGTCAGGTATTGGATTGGACTACAAAAGTGGATTATAACCAACTACAATCATTATCCCCAACAACATCTTTAATAAATGGAACACTAGATTTTGAGTTTAAGTTAGACCAAGATTATGCGAATCAAGATTTTAACTCTGCTTCGAATAAGGTTTTTGGAACTGATAAAATCAATCTTAACATTCCATATAAAAACGCAAATACCAAGTTTACATACATATTTTCATCCCCTATTGATATTACGATTAATGCTGTAACATCAAATTATTTAACACTATCATCATTCTCAAAAATCAAAAATGCTGATGTTTCAGGAACGACTTTACAACAGTTCCAACCATTCAAGATATTACCTCGTGTTGTGTTTAGGGGATTAACTCTACCATCATTAAACTATGGATTTATTGGAACTGGTGCGACACAATTACAAACTTGGTATGTTAGGTCATTTGGAACAACATACGACCAAACAAGATTTACAAACGTCAATAGATTTACAACCTATCCATTTAATTATAGTGGTTTTTCTCATTATATTAACTTCAGAGGGGAAGACCTTACTACCATTCAACCGAGAGAGTTTGAGTTCGTTGCAGAGGACTTATATGACATCTATTACAAAGATTATATTGATGACTTAATCAGTCCTGAAAATAAGATATACAAAGTCAAAATATACCTCACCCCAAATGAGGTAAAATCACTTTTATATGATGAAACAATACTAATTAAAAACTCATTATTTAGAATAAATAAAATAGATGGGTTCAACTTATTGGAACCTTCACTTTGTGATTTGGAATTAGTCAAACTTACAAAGACCTATGACGAACATAGAGTTCTTTACTATGACTTAATACCTTGTGCGGGAGGGGCTACAAAATATAGTAATTCTGACTTGAATTACAATCTATACGCTTACATAGGAAATTATGTAACGTTATACGATGATAATGTAAATGCATTGGGGTGTCATCAAGTAGTTCAAGGGTTTTATAACGAAAATAATAATTATCAACATTATTATATTTCTTCAGGTTTTACTCCAAACTTCGTAAATGCTTATTCTGATTGTAATTGTACTGGATTCACAGCATTTAATGTAGTTCAGGATGGTTCAGTTGTTCCACCTGCTCCAAGTGCAACACCAACCAATACTCCAACACCAACTCCAACATCTACTCAATTACCAACACCAACACCAACGCCTACAACTACTCAAACACCAACGGTGACACAGACACCAACCAATACAATTACACAAACACCAACTAATACCGAAACTCCAACACCAACACAAACTCCAACACCAACACAAACATCTACAATTACGCAAACACCAACTAATACCGAAACTCCAACACCAACACAAACACAAACACAAACAACAACCCCTACTATTACTCCAACTAACACAGAGACAGCAACACCAACACCAACATTAACAAATACTCCAACACCAAGCGCAACACCTCAACCTATCGCATTTTCAGGACAAGGATTTAATAATAGTACATTCGCTCTATCCAAAGTATCGGGAAGTAACAAATTGTATATTGGTGGTGCTTTCACAAATTATCCATCAGGTACAACTCTCAATAGATTGGTTAGGGTGAATGAAAATGGAACACCTGATACATCATTTAATATTGGTAGTGGATTTAATAGTGATATCAATTCAATTACAGAGGATACCTCAAATGGAAAAGTTTATGTTGGAGGTAATTTTACAACATTTACAGGAACTAGTATCAATAGATTTGTGAGATTGAATACTGATGGTTCAAGAGATACAACATTTAATATTGGAACTGGATTTGCGGGTGGTAGAGTTTATGACTCCAAAGTTCAATCTGATGGTAAGGTATTGGTATTTGGATTCTTCACATCATATACAGGTACTACTAATAATGGTATAATAAGATTGAATACTGATGGTTCAGTAGATACAACATTTAGTGCTGGAACAGGATTCTCACCAACAACAGCACAGGTGACTAATGCTATTATTGATTCATCTAATAAAATAGTTTGTGTGGGTCAATTCACAGGATATAATGGAACAAATTACAATAGAATAGTAAGATTGAATACTGATGGTTCAGTAGATACAACATTCAGTTCAGGAACAGGGTTTAACTCATTTACTTATGGTGGTATTCACGAATTACCAAACGGTCAATATATGGTATTTGGTGGTTTTAACGCATATAGTGGAGTATCTATAAACAGAGGAGCCGTCAGGCTTAATAGTAATGGTTCAAGGGATACAAGTTATGTTCCATCAGTAATAAATAATGATATATTAGGTTCAACATTAGATAATCAAAATAGAGCCTATTTATTAGGGGCATTTACAACAGTATCAGGAGTATCAACAAACTTTATGACAAGATTAACAAGTGGTGGAACATTAGATACTTCATATGTTATAGGAACAGGATTGAATATAAGTCAAAATAGTCCATATCCGAAAATATTGGTTGAAAATAGTGGTAGTATATTATTTGCTGGTACATTCACAAGTTATTCAGGACAGACAGGCGTGAATAGAATATTGAGAACTGATGCTAATGGTAATTCATTAAGAACAAATACATAAAATAACAATCCCAAAAAAATATATTTATAAGTAATATGAGTTGTATAACATACCTACATAATGACCCTTTTGATAGTGGTGGAACAAAGTTTATTTCAGGAACTACTTGTGATGGTTCGGCAACATCTTATAATCTCACCTTTGGTAGTTTTGCCTGTATGGAGGCAGAACTACCATTAGTAATATGTGATGGTTTAACTATTTCAGGGTCTTGTATTCCTCCAACCCCAAGTCCAACTCCAACTACAACAACAACTCCAACAACAACTCCGACTCCTTCATTTTGCTCTAATCCTCTGGTATGGGGTATATTTGATTCCAATAGTGGTAGAATAGCATTAGCCTCTTGGATGACAGCTCAAGGTAGTACTTGGAAAGGGTTTAATAGTGTTCCTAGTTCTCCATCAACAACTCAATCTATATTTGAGGCACAGATGAACGCATATATTAGTTATTCAGGATGGGGAGTAACAGCATTTTCTTTGGTAAGTTCAGTAATGAGTTATAATCAAGACCCTATTTTACTTCTTCAGAATGTAAATAGTTGGAGCGGTGATTTTACTTGGGTCTCCCTTTTAGTTCCATCTTGTGCTGTTTGCCCTGAAGGGGAATATGGACTTATTGGGGACACAAGCATACCAATTTATACAACATCTAATACATATAGAAGTTTGGAGTTTTATTATTCTGGTTCATCCATACCACAGGGTTATTATAGATTTTACTCGACATTTAGTAGTACGGGTATGAGAAATTCAGTTTCATCATTTGAGTATTCCCTTGGGTCGTTGGTTTGTCCTACTCCTACTCCAACTCCAACAAACACAGGAACACCTACTCTAACTCCAACAACAACAGAAACTCCAACTCAAACTTCAACAGAAACTCCAACTCCAACACCTACGGGAACATCAAGTGGAGAAACCCCAACTCCAACACCAACAAATACTAATACACCATCACCGACATCAGAACCATATTGTTATACAATAACAACGGAACAAAGTGCTCCTGGTGAATGCTTTGATTGTCCTGGTTATTTCGCAAGCACAACAGATACGATTATAGAGTTTTTTGATGGTTGTAGTGGAAATACAATAAACGCTCCATTTGATATGAATGTAATAGCACATTATAGCGAT